CCCAGATCGAAGGGTTAAAGAAGAGGCTAATGCGGCCACTTCCAGTTCCAGAACCGGAGTTGATGCGCGAATTTAAATTATTTGTGGCGGATGCTGTTAAGGACTTGCCAATATTGGACAAAGTCCCTGATTTTGAAGCTTGGTTGTCTAGGGGACCTTGGAATCTTGCTGCCCAAGACAAGATGCGGAAAGTGTGGCACAACTTTTGGATGAGCGACTACCACTTGTCGCGTGGTAAGCGCAGGAAGTTAACAAAAGTTGATCCTTTTATTAAGCATGAAGCCTATGACGAAGTCAAGGCGGCGCGCTTTATTAATGCTTCTAGTACGTCATTCAAGGTAGGATCCTGCCCGTGGTTCCATGCCATGGAAGAAATAGTATATGGTGCAACGGATCATCGTTGCTTCACGAATGCTATGGACAGGAGTTGGTTTATAAAACATGTGCCAGTTCAAGAGCGCCCGGGTGTAATAGAAGAAATGCGGGCGTATGGTAAGCGTTTTTTAGCGACGGATTTTAAATCGTTCGAAGCGAGTTTTTCGCCGGAATTCATCAGAAATTGCGAAGGTCAGTTGTATAAACATATGTTGAAGAAATTTCCCCAGGTCTATAATCTGATAATTGGTGTTCTTACGGGTTCGCGCCACGGGAGGACACGTCAGGGTGCAGCATTTCAGCGGCCAGGTGGTCGCATGAGTGGTGATGGTTGCACTTCTTTGGGAAATGGCTTTTCGAACATGATGCTACTGAAATTTTGGGCGTTTAAAATGGGAGAGAGCATAAATGGCTACGTCGAGGGTGATGATAGCATTTTTGCCTCGTCATATGCTAACGATCTTTCGTTGGTTCGCGATTTCATGATGCGCCTCGGCTTTGATGTTAAGATCAAGGAATCGAGGGACCCTATGGAGCTTTCGTTCTGTGGCATATTGGGTGCCAAGCAGGGCGAGGTAATTCGTGAGCCTGTCTACTTTGCCGAAAAATTTTTCTGGGATCTGTCGTCCACGTGCTCAGAGGCAAGGTCGAAGGTACTTCTCCGCAGTAAAGCATTGAGCACTGCGTTTGAGACACCACATTGTCCAATTGTGCGTGCCATAGCCGATTATGTTCTTCAGGCGTATGGCGAGAAGGGACGGGTAGACATGAATGTTCTATCCTATCGTATCAGGAGCGGCGGGGTCCAAGTCTCACAACTCCGTCGCGCGGCTTATGTGCCGCAACAAACTAGTCCTGAGACGAGG